CCCAGGCCTCCGGCACCGGCACCGGCAGCTCGGCCAGCGCCTCAGTTATTACTGAATGAGGGGCGTCCAAATCCTGCTCGTTTGTGGATCGCGTTTTATGATCCATATATATATTGAGATCTAAACCGTGATCCACTTCGGTGGTGGCTTTCTCGGCTTTACGCAACTGCAGAGACAGGCCGTCGTCTTTACGGTTCTCCAGAATTTCCATCATGAACGCCGCCGACTGCTGATCCACAAAGCGTATGGTCGGGCGCTTGTCTCCGTCCCTGGCGCGGCGCTTGTCGGTTTTCAGGCCGAGCGACTCGCAGATGGTTTTAAACAGTGCCTCGGGGACCTTCGGCTTGCCTTTGGGCGTCATAAAGCCACCAATGCGCAGGACGTTGTTTAACAGGTCTCGCCGTTCGGTGGTCATGAGTTTATCCCTGGCGTATGCCAGGCGCGCCTGGGTGGCTTCTCCGGTCATGGTTTCCGGGTCGATGCCGCAATCAATGAAGTACTGCCGTAGCACCGTAGATTTGAGGCCATAGAAGCCGCGCATACCGACCTCGACCGCGGGTGTCGATTTGACTTTGTACTCGGTGATGCCAGGGTGTTTCGCCTGGAATGCTTCATCAGCCTGCTCGCGGGTCATCGCGGTGGCGGTAAAGTATTGCCATTGGCCCGCCTGCCTGAAAGCGTAGGTGAAGTTGATTGCGGACTCCTCGCGGTCGAAACGCCGCGCGGTGATCTCATCGAGCAGCATGGTTTCATAACGGCGAACCTTATCGCGGGCGCCGTCGAAGTAGAATTTCAGGTTGTCCTCGTTGACCGGCAGTTTCAGCTCATGCTCGATGTCCCAGCGGACCAGCTTCGCCTGCTCTTCCAGGGTCAGGGCGCGTTTCTTCAGAATGGCTTCCCGTTCAGATTCGTTCGGCGTTTCGATATTCAGGTGGAGATCCAGCGTTTGTTCCCAGACAATTTCGCGGGCTTCCTTGCGCAGCTCCTTGCCGACGCAGTTCGCCAGCTCGTCGGATGCCAGGGGGGCAACCTTGTAGCCGTCGCTGTGCATTATGCAGATCATATTGCTGGCGTAGTCATTACGTGCGGAGGCCTCAATCGCTGCTGCCTTGATTTTCATCCGGGTAAAATCGGTGTTGGCCACACCCATAGAAATGCGGTCGCCGTCGAAAACAACGTCGGTTAGTTCGCCGTTCATGCCGGCAGTGGCCAGCAATGCCTGGACAAACGCACGCTCAATTTTTTGCGGATCGGTTTCGCGTCGTGCGCGAACCTTGTCAAAGCCAATAATGAACTCTTTGGCTGTGCGGTCGCGGCGCAGCATCTGGATAGCATCGCTGGGGACCACTTCGCCGCAAAACATGCCGAAATGGCGGTCGAAATGCTTTTGCTCGATGGAGACGCCGGAGGATATCGACGGGCTGTAAATCAGGCCGTCGTACTTCTTCACCATCTTCTTCGGTTTATTGGTGAATTCTTCAACCTCGGGTTCCGGCTTGCTCTTCTGGTTTACGCAGAGGAATTTTTTCTCCGGGTAACGCTGGCGCAGCGTGGCGGTAACGTCTTCTGCGAAAGTTGAGCTATCGGTCGCCAGCATGATTTTTTCACCGAGTTCCACCGCTTTAATCACCTCGGTCATGATGCGATCTTTCTCGGTGTAGAATACGCGGATAGGTTCGCCCGTTTCGCGGTTGCGAACGTCGACCGGCAATTCGATAACGTGAATTTGCAGCCATGCCGGCAGGCCCATTTCTTCGCGGCGCTTCATCGCCAGTTCTGCCAGGTCGACCAGCAGATCGTTAGCATCTGCGTCTACCATTATGGGGTGCAATTCAGTTCTGGCCAGCGCGTCGATCAGCGTATTGAAAACGGCGACCGGGTTCTCCATTGCGCGGCCAGAAAGGATGGCGCGAAGTCCCTGCGTTGCCTCATCAAAGCCGAAATAGTCATGCTGGCGCATCAGCGGCTGCCAGCAGCCTTTGACGATGGAGTTGATGCAAATGGTCAGCTTATTCGCGTATGGCGCCATTTCCTGATAGCCGGGGTCCTGGTAATGCAGAATATCGGCCTTGGTCCCTTTCTGCTCTGTCATCATTTCCCACAGGCCACCGATGAGGCTTACGCGGTGCGCAACGGAAACGCCGCGATCAGCGTTATGCATCAATGGGCGCAGCAGGCCTGTCGACTTACCCGATCCCATACCGGCGCGAACAATAACGATGCCCTGCAGCTGCTGCACGTATTGCAGAATTTCATCCGTCATCACGGATGTTTCAAAGCGTTTATACGTGATGTGCTGGGGACGCTTGTTCGGGTCGGTGATCCGCTCGCTAAAGGAACGAGGTGCCTGGGCAGTACGGCATTTGCGGTTCAGGCGGCGTGCGATGTGGTCTTTAACCGTGGCGCGATAGACGCTTTCCAGTCCCATATCACGCAGCACGATGCAGAACATGTTAAACAGATCCGCCGGGCTATTCGGTACCGGGCAGGTCAGCATGCCAATATCCACCGCATTCAGCAGTTCTTTAGCAAACGTCCTGCGGTTGTCACGTTTAGCCGTTTTCAGCTTGTTTAGCGTCAGAGACAGCAAATCAGTGCTGTTACTCAGGCGGTTCCCTTTGGCGAATAGCTGGCGACAGGTCTCGCGGAGTCCACGTAATCTGTGCAGGTCGTTGAAGTCGCTGCACTCCAGCTGGGGATCGTCTTCAAAGGTGGGATAAACGCATTTGATGCCGCTAAATTTTGCGAGAATGTCGAAGCCGGTACGTAAGCCGGTGTTGCCCTTACCTTCAGCCGATGATTTGCGGTCGTTATCCAGGGCGCAGGTAATTTTTGCTGCCGGGTACATGTTCACCAGCTGCTCAACAACATGGATCATGTTGTTTGCGGCCACAGCGACCACGACAGCATCAAAGCTTTTTTTCGGGTCCTTACGGGTAGCCAGCCATACGGACGCGCCGGTGGCGAAACCTTCCACCACTGCAATATTTTGCGCACCGTTCAGGTTGCCGATAACAAAGCACGCCCCGACGAAATCACCACTGGTGATCGCGCTGGTCTGGAATTTACCGCCGCGCTGGTCGATACGCTGCCAGCCGACAATTTGTCCGTCTTTGCGTCCGTCCAGGTGGGCCAGCGGAATCGCCATGTATGTAGTCGGTCCACGGCTCCATTTTGCGTTGTCGTGACTGGTCACGCGACGAATATCGCAAGCGCTGAATACGTCACGAATGCCTTTTTTCACTGCGTAAGGCCACGACCCGTCCTCAGCTGGCGCATGTTCCCATGCACTGTGGAACGCCAACCATCCGAGCAACCGTTCTTGCTCTAACTGATTGTTTTTAAGTTCATTTATCCGTTGCTGTTCGGCGCGGCGCTTGCGGGCTTCTGCCTGGCGTTCAATACGCGCCAGTTCTTCAGCAGGTTGTGCGACCACGGTCGCATGATTTCTTTGTTGTTCACGGCGGTATTCGGCGAACAGGAAAGCCGCTCCAGGAACCTTCGTCATGCCCTTTCTGGACAAAGTTGACGAATGGGTAGCTGATGCCGCTTTTGTGTTGTTCCTTGCGGGAGTAGATTTCCACACGCCCTTTGAGGCTCTTTTCCAGAGCCTCGGGGGCGCCACCGTTATATTTAGAATAACGCTCTTCCCCGCCGCGCGGGTTCAACTGAATGTTATCAGCGCATGCTGTCCAGTTAATGCCAGCCATTGTGGCCAGCTCTGACAGCTCATCCCGCGCTGCTTCAAGCAATGAATACGGATCGCTACCGAAGCGAGCCGCATAGAATTCTTGTAAGGTCATTTTAAGCCTTTCCATGCGAATTTATGATTTTTCGGGTTGAAAAAATCCGCAGGAGCAGCCACAATAAACGCACAAATCTTCGTAGGGACTGTGTTGCGTTTATCGTGGTGCTGCTCCTGAAAAAAGGCCCGAGTTTGCCGACTCGGGTTTTTTTTCATCTTTTTTCAGCTGCTGCAGTCTGATTCAACCGCGATACATTATAGCTCGCATTAAACCAGATTTATAGGCAGCAATAAACCCTGTTATTCTGTCATCTACCCTCTATCATGAACGATTTGATCGTACCGACTATTTGGTGCACAAATTGAAGATCACTTTTCTCATGGATAACTCGTTGAGAGTTAACGCCATCTAAGTAGTAGCGCTCATCGTCGAAGCGCGCTAACCGCTGTATCGAGATTTTCCCGTCTTTATCACAAACTAACACATCCTCACCCGGAACTGGCGTGAGAGCTGAGTCAACCAGGACGACGTCACCCGGCTGATAGTTGTGCTGAACCTGGTTCCCGACAGTGAGCGCATAAACGGTTTCCCGTTGGCTAACAAATGGCAGGAATCGTTCTGTGTTGGCAGGTTCTCCTGGCTGCCAGTCGCTATCCGGACCACTTTCTGTTGTGCCAATAACAGGAACGCGGTCAGGATCAGATTCAGTACCAAAAAGTATCCATTGCACAGGTTTGCGCAGGCATTTCGCCAGGGCAAGCCCGATCTCCAGCGACGGCATTACATCGCCACGTTCTAAGTTTTGGACGCCAGGAAGAGAGATACCGACACTTTGCGCGACTTGCTTCAGTGTCATCTTCAATTCTAAACGGCGTGCTTTCAGTCGTTCGCCTCGTGTTTTCATACGATCAATCATAAACGATCTCTTTATAGCTGGCTATAAAATTTATGAATTATACCTAGCTTTAATTTATGGTTATGGCATATAATAATTTTATGAAGCCAGAAGAACTTATCCGCCACTTTGGCGACGTCGAAAAAGCAGCTGCAGGCGTAGGTGTAACACCTGGCGCGGTCTATCAATGGCTTGCGGCTGGGGAGATTCCACCGTTACGCCAGAGCGATATTGAGGTCCGCACGGCATACAAACTGAAGAGCGACTTCACCGTTAAGCGGGTTAGCAAGGACGGTAGTGATGGAACTTGAACGAATCCGCGCTTGTGTGGCTACGGCCCTTTCAGATCTGCATTACCTTCAGCGAGGAATTTTAGAAGTTCAGCTTGAGCAGTTACGTCTTGCCAACTCCGGCAGGTTTACTGATAAGCCAACCCGGGTCATTCAAATGGGCGAGAATAATAAATACGAGATCTCGGTCGCGGCTGAGCAGGTTCGTTACCATGTTGGGAAAACGTTTAAGCAATCCTCAATGCTGCTGACTGAACTTGATTTTCAGACGGCTAGTTGGCGCAGAGCCATTGAGCAGTTAAATCGTGAGGAAATTGCCTGGCTGCATTATTGCTATGGCTGTAAGCCCAATTTTGAAAATGATGAAGTTATATGCCAGTGGCTATGGCTGGATTTTCTTGTCGCTCATTCAAAGGCTGATTTCAAAAAAATGAAAGAGGCGACAAAGAAAAAGATGCGCAATTTAACTTATTACGCCATCCAGCAGGTTAAGGCTTCAATATTACGCGGAGAGGATGTGGACCCGCTGCGTGAGGATGAGCATATAAGTCTTTTGCTTAATATCACCGTCGATAGCTGGCGTAAGGATTATAAAAAACGCTGGCTATTAATGAAATCACGATGCCTGCATCTGAATAGCATCGCGTTATTTAACGCAGCGGAGAAGCGCAGTGAAATCATCAACCGCCATTGTACAGGAAGTGCCAACGTGCCTGTGCCAGCAGATTATGCACAGGAAGCCCGGTAAACCCGAACTGAGGTATGCCGCAAACCGTAAAGAGTACATTATCTGGTGCCCTACCTGCGATTACCGGACTCATCCTGATACGAACCGGCAATCGGTTATCACTGAGTGGTACCTGTCAAATCAGCCTGGTAATAAACACATCGAAGATATGTGGCTGAAACGTTATCTGGAAATAAAAGAGGGTGCGACCGCGGTCGCATAGGGTAATGATGCGAACTCCATTTAAACAAGGCCCCATGTCATACGATGATGCGGTGCGAATTTCTAACGTTTATCGAAATAAAGGTCGAGAGACTTTAATCACGCGTTCGGATGATTTAGACGGGACGTATTACGTTTTTGTTTATCTCCCTGAGTCCAGAAAAGTCCCAACGCCATCCAGAACTTTTCAACAAAAAATATGGGAATAAAATGCTTACCTACCATCAATCAATTTTTAAAATGATTATGGCAAATTGGCTGAACAGCGATCATGTCATCATCGATACTGAGACCACCGGGCTTATGGCTTCTGATGAAATTATCGAGATCACGATAATTAATATGCGTGGTGAGATTCTGTTAAACACCTTGGTGAAGCCGAGCCGCCCTATTCCGCCAGAAGTTACCAAAATTAATAACATCACCAACGAAATGGTCGCTGATGCGCCAGCATGGCGCGAGGTTTTCCCGGCTGCGCTGAAAATTATTCGTAAGCATAAATGGCTGGCATGGAACTCCAGTTTTGATGCCCGCCTGATGGTGCAGACCTGTCTGCAGAGCGGATTTTTTGATGACCTAAAGCCTCACCTCATCACCTCCATCATCATGGCCATTGAGACGCGCCACATTGACGCCAAAGCGGTTTATGACCAGTGGTATGGGGAGTTCGACGAGAAGCGCAAAAACTTCAAAAGGCAGAGCCTGGCTACAGCAGCTGCGCGCCACGGCATTTCAACCGCTGGCGCCCATCGCGCGCTTGCTGATTGCCTGATGATCCTCGGCGTGCTGAAACAGGTTTGCCAGCCGGAGGTCGCATGAACGCAGAACTATTCAACTACAGCTTGAAAACGCTACAGGTGCTGAACGTTGTCGCAGATTTGGTTTTATCAGTGGCGCTGTTTGGCTTTGGGTACGGTCTTCTTAACTTGCTTGAGTGGTGGCTTGCATGACAGATATCGCCCGGCTGATTAACAGCATTAAGCGCCGCACGTCCTCAGCAAGAGAGCTTGGCTACGATGTCCTGTTCGTGGCACTCGATGATTTGGATGTCCTGGCTGATTCGCTGGAGACGGCGCTGCGCGCAAACGCCGCCCAGGCCGCTCACATCGAGCAGCTGCAGGACAAGTTTAACAAACTTGCAGCGGAGAATGTGGCGCTGAAAAGAGTTCCGGAAACAGACAGCGTGGCAATGTTGCTTGCTCTGGATTCGTTCCGCAGCGAGCCATTGCCGGATGTCGGTTTGCAAAAGGCGTTTGAAAGCTTGATGTATCACCGGATGACTCCCGCCACCGACGCCTACCTGGCCGGGATTAAGGCTGATGGGGTGGAGGAGTGGGTTTCCAGCAGAGATGGCCGCTGGAATGGCACGACAGAAGAGGCGCTTAATTTCGCCAAGCAGCTGCGCGAAGGAGGGAAAGTATGAGACTGCAAATGCGCACTCCCGATGGTTCTGTGATTGTCGAGAGCAACCTGGTATCTCAGTTTTACCCCGATTACGAAAGCGGTGGTGAGCTAACAACAATCGAAACTGTTTCTTCTGACGGTGAAGCCTCCTTTGTGAAAGTTAAGCACTCGTTTCATCAAGTAACCCATGCTCTGGCTACTGCATGGAGCGTAGATGAAAAAGAAGCGATGCACACTCAACGGGAGGAATGCCGTGGCTAAAACCCCTGCAGAACGGCAACGGCAGCGCCGTGAACGTTTAAAGCAGTCCGGCACAACCAGACGCGATTGGGTACTTGAGCCGGAGGAACTGCGCATGCTGGGCGAGATTTGCATCCAGCGTCGCCCAGGCAGAACGCCGTATTCAGAAAATGAAGTAATCGGCCTGTTGATCCGAAAGAACTACAAAGAGCTTCAGAAGAGCCTGGCGAACACATGCCAGCGATGTGGCCAGGCGCTGCCGGTGTCTGAATGCATCTTCGACGGCGAAAATTCATGCTTACTGACGACTGTCAGACTAAAGCTGGCTATTAAGGCGTGACTGGTCACGGAGGCTTAAAAATGGATAAATCGGCATTGCTTTTGGAGAAACTCCGGCAACGAACGCAAAGTAGCCTGGCCAGCGGTGGCGACGGCTTTGTCTTTGCATCGATGCTGGTCTTTGACGTGGGCTTGAATGCCCGGACTATTCGGCAAATGTTGGACGTTGCAGTAAGGAACGGGACGCTTGAAAAAAGGGAAAGAGGCATAGGCCGTGCGCATAAGTATCGGACAAATCTGCAAATTTGATGAGCACCTTGACAGGAAATGACGTTTTAGCATTTGCCAAAACGCCTGTGTTTTTATACAGTATATTAATATTTTGTAAGACGAATAACGGGTAGGCTATGTGATGGAAGATACGGTCCTCTCAAATTGTGAAAGGCTGGACGCTGAGCTGAGTGATATCGATGCCGTATTAGATATGGTGTCGGTGGCGATGGCATCCCCGGAGGCCAGTTTGCATGTGGCTCAAACAATGCGCCTCATTTGTATGTCACGTCGGATGTTGCAGCGGTGCCGGGATCTCAACAAGGTTGAAGGAAGAAGCCACTAGCCAGCCGAATTGAAAAAGGTGAGGTCTCCCTCACCTTTTTACGTTCAGTATACGGCCTGGATGTTAATTTCAGCGCCGCACGCTTGCGCGTATTTGCTCAGTGTCTTCATGCTGGCCCCCAACGGGTTCCCCTCGAGGCGGCTAATAGCAGATGGCGTGATCCCCATCCGCTCCGCCAGGGCAGATTTGCTTAACCCAGCCTTTTCACGCATCTCGTACAGCATTTCGACCAGTGCCAGCTCTTTATCTGCTTCCTGGTAACCCCGGATTGCCTCCGGGGTGTTGAGCAGACTTTCTTTGACCTGGTTAAATGGGATGCCTTTTACTTTCATTAGCTCATCTCCTTCAGGCGCTTTCTCGCTATCTCTATGGCCCCTGCCGGGGTTTTTTGTGTCTTCTTAACAAACGCATGCAGTAGGTAGATTTCGTGGCCGACTGCGTAAGCGTATAACGTTCTTGCTATGTTTTTGTCTCCAACCCTTAACTCAAAAAGCCCGGCGCCAATTACGCGGCTATGAGGCATTTTTAGTTTTCCTTCACTTTCCAGTCTTTCAATCAGTCGGGTCATGCGACCTCGTAACTCGTCCGGTAGTTCCTGTAACTCTTCCAGCGCTGCCGGGTGGGTTATCACGTTAAACATAGTATATCCTCCCTATGTGTTTAAATATACCAATAAATTAACTTTCACGCAATAGAGAAATTTCACTAAAAAGTGAAAAATAAGACTAGATGTCTCATGTTGCCAGAGTTACAGTTCGTGTCGTTGAGACGGGAAACAAACCCGGTAACTAGATGAATTTGGAGGATATTGTGAACTATCAAGGCAACGAAAAAATGAGACAGGACGCGGCTGAGATTTCTAACGAGCTGTATGAACTCTGGCAAAAAGTGAAGCGTTTCCAGCGTGAGTACAGCTTCAACAGCGAGAACATTACAGACAGACTGGCGGGCCGACTGATTGGAACAATGGAACCCAAACTGGCCGACCTTAACAGCTTTATGGCCGATGTCGATTACCAGTTTGAAGATTAAAGGGGGGAATGATGAACGTGAAACAGATCCGCGAAAATATGACCGAAGCGGCCTTGAGCGTTGAGAGTGTAATGCGGGGACACCCCCGCATCACCCTGCAGGAATTAAGCACCGCCTGCAGCATTAGCCTGCCAGCGGTGGAGTTTATTATCGAGCAGATGCTTTGTATGAGGGTGGCGCAGCGAGGCGCTTTTGGGCGGTACTCCCTTACCCCGGAATACCAAAATGGTAGCTTTTAAAAACTGTGCGACCACGGTCGCACAGAAAGAAAAGGATAACTTTTGAAAAACTGTGCGACCGCGGTCGCATAGAAAGAAAATGAAAAAGGTTGGCAAATAAGGCTTTTTTAGGTATCGTTTTTGTATGTTGGGAATTTTATAGCCAACGCCCTCACAACCGCCGCCAAGGCGGTTTTTTTATGCCTTGGAAATGGGCGCTACAGCATGTGTCACCATGCTGTAGCTTTCAACCCATGCCGCCTGACAGGGTCAAAACAAGGCCCATTGCTGATTGCGCAACAGCAAAAAGAGCCTACCAAAAAAGGCCACTAAAGACCATGAAAAACACTGTGAAAATAAACAGTGCTGAACTTGTGGATGCAGATTCACTTGAGTACATCAAAACCCTGCCGGACAACAGCTTAGACGCCATCATCACCGACCCACCGTATTACCGCGTAAAGGCAAATGCCTGGGATAACCAATGGCCCAGCGTAACGGATTATTTGGCCTGGCTGGATGAGTTTTTCGCCGAGTTCTGGCGAGTGCTTAAGCCAGCAGGGTCGTTATATGTGTTCTGCGGGCCGAAATTATCATCGGACACCGAGCTGTTGTTACGTGACCGTTTCAACGTGCTGAACCATATCGTTTGGGCCAAACCCAGCGGGCGCTGGAATGGCGCGCGTAAAGAAGGTTTCCGCTCTTATTTTCCGGCCAGTGAGCATATTTTCTTCGCAGAGCATTATGGCGCGGAAGGCTTTGCTAAAGGCCAGGCTGGGTATGCGACAAAGTGCCAGGAGTTGAAAGGCCAGGTCTTCGAACCGCTTATCGCTTATTTCCGCGATGCTCGCCAGCGACTTGGTATTTCCGCTGCCGAAATCAACGCGGCAACCGGCACGAAAATGTGTAGCCACTGGTTTAGCGCCAGCCAATGGCAATTACCCAATGAACGGCAGTACCTGGCGCTGCAGGCGCTGTTTAACCGTAAGGCCGCAGAGCAGGGAATAACGGGATTGTCAGAGCCGCATGCGGCGCTGCAGGAGGAATACGGCTCTTTAACGGCGCTATATTCCGAACTGGTTATGCAGTATTCCGAACTGCGACAGCAGTATGAGAATTTGCGGCGCCCTTTCCATGTGACAAAAGATGTTCCACACACCAACGTGTGGACGTATCCACCGGTTCCGTACTATCCGGGCAAACACCCATGCGAAAAACCGCTGCAGATGATGCTCGACATCATTTCGGCTTGTACGCGCCCTGGCGATGTGATCGCCGACTTTTTTATGGGGTCGGGTGCAACGATAAAAGCCGCGCTGCAGTTAGGACGCGGAGCCATCGGCGTAGAGCTGGAAGAGGAGCGATTTTTACAGACGGTCTCCGAGATAGAAAAACAATAATCAACAGCCTCGCCTAAGTGCGGGGCTTTTTATTACCCGCCACGCGGGTGGCGGAGTCATGAACACAGCTATCGAATATGGAAATCCTGATCTCTGGCTGGTCTTGCTCATGCTGGCCGCCGGGGTGGTATCAAGCGCCCTGCTTTCCGAACCCCCTATCAACCCGCGCCGCCTCATCGGAGACGTTCTGAGAGGCGTAATCGTGGCCATCATCCTCTGGGCTTACGGCGCTATGGGCAACATCTCAATTTTGAACGTAATCACTCTCGCCGGTTTATCGGCTGTGGCATGGCCACACACCGTCAACGAAATCACCGGCTTTGCAAAACGAACTATCAGCCGAATTTTCGGCGGGAGAAAAGAACGATGAATTATGGACTGGTGAGCAAGCAAGACGCGCGCCTGTATGCCGAAGCCGTTTGCGATGTGATCGGGCATGGCAAGGCGAATGCAGCTGTTTTGCTGTGTGTCGAAACGGCCGCAGCCGAGACATTGCTCGGCGATTACAAAGACCCGACGCCGACCAGCGCCGGAACCGGATTAACCCAGGTTGATCTCGGTACCTTCGAATGGCTCCGCGATAAGTACAAAAACAGCCGTTATGCCCCGGTACTGCTGAATCAGTTTGGTATCGACCTGAGCCGAACAGTTTATGCGGAACTGAGGACCTCGCCGCTGATGGCGATGCTGTTTTGCCGCCTGCGCTATCTGGCGGTTTCAGAGTCGATTCCGGCGACTCGCGAGGCCCGCGCAGCGTACTGGAAAAAATATTACAACACCTCGGCAGGCAAAGGCACGCCGCAGGATTACATTGATAAATGCCAGCGCGCTGGCGTTGATGCGCTATTCACGCAGTGAGGCGCGAGGAGTGATTATGAACAGTTTAAAACGTATGGCTAAAGCCTGGTTGCTGATGAATGGTGCCTTCGTCCTTCTTGTGATGGCGACGCAACCAGCGATGGCAAATGAGAGCCAGAATCTTGGTTTGGATCTGGATTCAATTCTGAGCGCTCTTCCTGCAGGCTGGGCCAGCAGCGTAACTGCCGTATTTATCGTGCTGTATGCGGTGGCGCAGCTGCGCGCCGTACTCCCCCCGTCAGTGACCAAAAGGATTCCCACGGTGGTCATGAAAATTCTCGACCTCGTTGCCGCGAACTATGCCCACGCCCGGAACGCTGATGCGATCAGCAAAGTTGCGCGGGATGCCGGGAAAGCCAAAGGCCCATCAGATGTTGATTATCGTGTGATGGTGGAAACGGCCAAAAACAATGGAGAGCTTCGTGGAAGCCGGATTGAGAGTGCTGGCGATTATCCTGGAGATGATCGCCCAGGCAGTAAAAGCCCGCAATGAAGCGGAGCGCCAGGCGAGGATTGAGTATGCGCGTAATAACCCAGCTGATTATCTGCGTCGCTTTGGCCGGGTGCGTGAAATCAACGCCAATGACACCAACACTGAATCCGGCTCCGTGCGCAGCGGAAAAGCCGGTGATTGATGTGGTTCACGTCGATGGGCATTTCGTTATCGCTGATGACGATATGGGTAAACTGACCGGCTACATTGCCGCACTGGAAGCGGGCTGCACCGCACCGAGATAAAGTCAACTATAAAAACGACTATCCCCGCGACGGGTCACAGGATAAAGTATCTACGCAAATGATTGACGTGTGTTGTATGTTGGCGGTAGAGTTACCCCGCTGTAGCAAAATCTGCAGCCGGGCGTGAGAACCCGCGAGACAATCAGCGCACAACACGCGCTTGCGTGTTTTTTTGTGTGTAAATCCTGCGCATACCTGAATTATGGTGGCTCAGGTGGGGCAGCTTTCGGGCTGGCCGGTTGCTGATTGTGCCGGTTTCTCACCCCCGCCTGGGCTACCACCAATTGAGCGTGAGAACTCTGGTGGTGGCAAAACCATCAATCAGAGGTGAATCATGTATCAGTTCAAATTCGCGGCGATCTGTCGGACCGACCGTAAAAACAACATTCATCATTTTTCGACTATTGCTGATAGTGAGCATGCAGCGCGCCGCCAGCTTTCCTACAAGTTCGTTCTGTTTTTCCAGGCACGCCTACCAGTATCGGGAGGTGCAATATGGATCAAATGAAAATGAACGAACATGGACTAGCTGAATCGCTAGAATCTGTACTCTGTCAGATAGTTGCTTTGCTAAATATTACCCAGAATGCACTTGATGGAAGTGAAAGTAGCATCTATGTGCGAGATGCTGTGCAAATGCTAAGTGCTGCACGTAATCTGGCTATTGAAGCAGAGCAATACCGAGCCGAATGGGAACAGCTAACCCTCGGTAATAGGTAGGATATTGTATGCTGAAGCGACAGGCCTTCAAATTCCAGCTAAGACCAAATGGTCAGCAGGAGCGCGATATGCGGCGCTTCGCAGGGGCTTGTCGCTTCGTTTTTAACCGCGCGCTGGCATTTCAGAATGAGAACCGTGAAGCCGGAAACAAATATATTCCCTATACCAAAATGGCTTCATGGCTCATTGAGTGGAAATCAGCGCCTGAAACACAATGGTTGAAAGAATCTCCCTCACAGCCGTTGCAGCAGTCACTGAAAGATCTGGAGCGCGGCTACAAGAACTTCTTCCAGAAACGCGCAGCGTTCCCCCGCTTCAAAAAACGAGACCAAAGCGATGCATTTCGCTACCCGCAGGGCGTAAAGCTCGATCAAACCAATAGTCGTATATTGCTGCCAAAGTTAGGGTGGATACGCTACCGCAACAGTCGTGAAGTCACTGGCGAAGTGAAAAATGTCACGGTCAGCCAGTCATGCGGTAAATGGTACGTCAGTATCCAGACGGAATACGAAGTGACTGCTCCCGCTCACCATGCAAAGTCAATGGTCGGGTTGGATGCCGGAGTCACGAAACTTGCCACACTATCAGATGGCACGGTATATCAGCCCGTCAACAGCTTTAAAGTAAGCCAGCGAAAGCTGGCAGTGCTCCAGCGACAATTAAGCCGCAAAGTAAAATTCAGCGCAAACTGGCAGAAACAGAAGAAAAAAATCCAGCGTCTGCACTCGCACATTGCCAATATCCGGCGCGACTACCTTCACAAAGTCACCAGTGAAATCAGCAAAAACCACGCGATGATCGTCATTGAGGACTTGAAGGTCAGTAACATGTCGAAATCGGCAAAAGGTACGGCAGAGCGGCACGGACGAAACGTCAGAGCCAAATCAGGCTTAAACCGTTCGATACTGGATCAGGGCTGGTACGAAATGCGCCGTCAGCTTGAGTACAAGCAGCTCTGGCGCGGTGGTCAGGTACTGGCGATACCACCTGCCTATACCAGTCAGCGGTGTGCCTGCTGTGGTCATACGGCGAAAGAAAACCGTCAAACGCAAAGTAAATTCGTGTGTCAGGTATGCGGCTACACCGAGAACGCCGATATCAACGGAGCACGTAACATTTTAGCGGCAGGACATGCCGTGCTTGCCTGTGGAGGGATGGTGCAGTCAGGCCGCTCGTCGAAGCAGGAACCCACCGAAATGATTCAGGCGAGAGCCTGAACGTAGTAGGAACCCATGTCCTTTAGGGCGCGGAGGATGTCAAACCACGGTTCACTATCCGCCGGTCGCATAGCGGGAAAATGGAGGCTATGCGACCACGGTCGCACAGGCCAAGAACCGGTATCCCCATTTAGGGATAAATCGTGTTCTATCCCCATAAAGGGATAACTGGTCTGCCACTGTAGAGCATAAGGCTGCCTTCGGGCGGCCTTTGTCTTTTTATCATCACATAATGGGGAAACTCATGCCTGATCGCTCAAGTAATCCGCCCAATGCATATCAACAACTCAATAATCCTGGCGCAGCAATCACTCAGCTGACCAGAGACATTGCTGAGAACAATGCAAACGCGACCCAGAAGAGTATTTCCAGCATTGGTACCCTGGCCTCAGGACCCGTATTAGAGCTTTCTGATAGTGCTCAGGATGTGCTGTATGCTCTTTTTTTCCGAGGTGCACTCGTATCTGGTGATATTCCTTCAAAAGCCGGCGCCTCCGCACTGCGTTCTCTGGGATTTGCCGAGACCGGCCATACAGCCACGCCATACAAAGGGGAAGACTATTTCACCTGGCTGACTCCTGCGGGGTATGCGTTCGCTATTGGGTATCTGGTTAAAACTCGCTTCGGCAAACAGCCTGCAAATGCAAAATCTTCCGGGCAGCCCTCGGTTCATCCGGAAGGATTAAGCATTAACAAAGCCATGATTAAAGGGAAGATCAGTAGCGCAGCCTATGTTTGCGGCAATACCATCGAGGAGGAAACGCTGTCGAAGGTTCTGGCCAATTCACTGCATAACGTTCCCCATGAGAAAGCTGGCGATGTTGCTGAACTACTGGCCAGGGCCGTTAAGTCTGCGTTTAGTGCGCTGGGGCATGCATCCGGTGAACAGGAAAAGGAACGGCCTAAAGAATCGGACTTATCCGTCGGTACTTTCAAAGTTTATAGCGAGGGAGAGGTGAAGGTGGCTTCAGGCTCTCCCTTAGCTGCTGAAATAGAAGCCGGGCGTGAAGATCGCAAAACAGCAGGGACCATTAATTTAAAACTGGAGCTGGATACCTCTGATGCCATCGAAAGCATTAATGGGCTGAGCAAAGAAATTTCAGATCTTGTTGATACTGCAATTGCCAACTCGCTCAAACCGGGTGGACGTCTGTACAACGTCGTGCGGGAATCTTCGTTTAACAGCTCGAATACTACCGCCCTTAACTCCCGTGTGACTGATCTTGAATCTTGTCTCAACAGCGCATGTGTTTTGATTAGTGATTTGTCTTGCCGTATTTCAGAACGTATCACTGGTGACGTACATGCCAGCCCGGTCTAAACGTCCATGCCGCCACCGGGGGTGTCCGGCGATAACCAACGACCCCAGCGGTTACTGCGATGCTCACCGGCAGCAACATGCTGGCGACGGCTGGCGCAACTACCAGGGCGGGAAAAGCCGGCATGAAAGGGGCTACGGTCGCCCCTGGGAAATCCGCCGCGCCAGAATCCTCCAGCGCGATAAATATCTATGCCAAAACTGCCGGCGTCATGGCATCGCCACCAAAGCGACCAGCGTCGACCACATCATACCCAAAGCGCGTGGCGGTACAGACGACGATTCCAATCTGGAGTCGTTGTGCTGGCCCTGCCATAGAGCGAAAACAGCAACAGAGAGAACCCGATGAATAATTTCAAAATTGAATACGTTGATGGCGCTTTGACCGTTCTGGAGACGGATGGCCAGTCACGGATGAATGAAGCCGTACATGGCATCCATTTTGAGCATGTCCAGGGCGGACGCCCCCTGCTGAAACTGACGATTGCGCATGATATTGCCCCGGCCTCGACCCCGGCCCCGGCTGCTGCGTCGGCTCAGGAACCTTTAGAGGGTGAGCTGGTACAGGAGCAACAATCCCCGCTGCCTGGCGGTCGCCGTTCCCGCCATCGCCGTGGAGGTAAGCAATGATGTATCAACGCACGGATCTGACGCTCTCCATGTTCTATGCATCCAGCGCTGATGCAGACGGGAACAAAGTGGCTACGTTGACGATGCAGGTAATTGCGGCAGAGGTTGGCGCCGTCCAGACCAGTCAACTGCTATGCATCACCGATAGCGCGAAGAAAAAAACGTATACCGTGAGCGAGCAATCTATCAGTAATGGTTCCGATCCGTTGCTGGTCGCGATTGAGAATTACTGGCGCCAGAGTACGGATGTTGTGGTTAAAGGACTGATCGCCGAGGTGACCGATTTCATCGCAGGGAATATCAACTCAGTGAGCACCTGGATCGGCCAGTTTGGGATGAAGG